AAAATCAGATTATTATGATGATGTATCATTAACGTAGAGGATTTAACTTGAATTACAAACGTAAAAAATCTAAACGCAATGTAAGATGTACCCTTTGCACGGAACTTAGATGGCTTGGCAATAACCAAGGAAGGCGGAGGCATTCAGACTCGAGAAATATGCGCCTGATGTCATCCAAAAGGGTTGAGAATTACCGACANGGAATAGGAACAGAAGATATATGAGAAATTTATTATTAACATTTGTTTTCATGGNGTTATTAATGATGTATTTATTATTAACATTTACATATAGGTTTGTGTAAGTGTTATAAATAATACTGTAATTGCCGAAAGGGATTACACCGACCAATATTGGTCATTACAACTTGCTTAATAAGGAGCTACTATGTTAAACGAATTTACTAGACCACTTTTAGGATTTCCCTACAACCAATTCTCTGTTGGGATGGATAAGGTTTTTCATGAACTTGAAAACATTTCCAATCTAAATCAACCCAAATATCCTCCATATAATATCGTAGAAAAATCCGATGATATATATGTTATCGAACTGGCACTCGCTGGTTTCGCTAAAGATGAAATTCAGGTTGAATATTATGATTCAAATGTTATCATTAAATCTAAAGATCAACCAGAATTAAAAAACAATGAGAAAGGGGTGGAATATCTCCATCGTGGTATATCGAAACGTAAATTTGAAAGAGTTTTTAAAGTTTCAGAAAATATAGAAATATCATCAGTTAAGATGGAAAATGGTATGTTATATATCGACCTTGAGAAAATCATACCAGAAAACAAAAAACGAAGAACTATGGATATTAAATAGAAATTAATCGCGCAATGGCGATGGGAAGATTATTATGAAATTATTGTTGTATATTGTATTATTTGTTGTGTTTATGAATTATTATACAGATTTTAAGAGGTGTTTGAATCATATTCCCGACATATCCTATTGCGCGACCTTTCCTTCGGGGAACGCCCATAGTTCTGATGGGCACACGCATGAATAAAGTTTACAATTATGTATTAATGTTATATAATTGAATTATATTTAAAAAGAGGTGAAATGAATGAATTTATCAAAAAAGACTCTAGAGGTCTTAAAAAACTTTGCGACTATCAATTCGAATTTTTATTATTCGGGTGAGGGGACAATTAAAACTATATCCCCAATGAAAAATATATTGGCCAATTCTACTATCGAGGAAGATCTTCCAGAATTTGGTATATATGATTTATCCGAATTCCTTTCTGTTCTGTCTTTATATAGATCACCCTGTATTGACTTCTCCAAGGATTATGTTGATATTTCATGGAAAGATAAAGTAAATACAGTGGTTCGTTTCCATTTTGCTGCAAAAAACATTTTAACAGTATCAGACAAAACGATCGATATTGAAGATTTTTTTGTATCTATCAAACTACCAAAGGATCTGTTATCGGATACAGTGAAGTCTGCCGCTGTTCTTCAGTTATCCGACATTGTTTTAAAATCAGATGGGATTACCACAACGTTTGGTGTCATTGATAAAAAAGATGGTAATAAAAATTCACATCTCACGGTAATTGACAATGCTGATCCAACTACAGAGTATGAATTTTATTTTAAGTATGAAAATCTTAAAATGATTCCAAATGATTACACCCTATCAATTTCGAAAGAGGGTATAGCTAAATTTGAAAACGAGGATGTCACCTATTGGGTGACAACAGAAAATTAATTGTTATCATTATACACAACAATATTATTAATAAGTGCTGGTACATTTGGGGGAGCTATAATAGTATGTCTTCTCTTTGGATACAATATCTATAGATATTCAAATGGGAGAACATATTCAGCGCCGAAATATACTGATACTAAAATAGAAAAATACAAGAACAGGGTAAACAGGGTAAACAAATGGAAACTCAAACCGTGTAGGGGGAATACTATGATGAGATGGACTTCCATGAACTCGGAGAATGTTAATATATGGAATTATGCGGTAGCTATTCCAATAATTCCAATAATAGTGGGAATAGCAATCCCCCTAGCAATATATTATATGGTGATCGATTTATAATATTATTATGAGGTGAGTGAATGAGTAACGATTTTTTATGGGTAGAAAAGTATAGACCAACCAAAATTTCAGAATGTATATTAGAGGAATCATCTTCTAATATATTTGATGGATTTATCAAAAATAAAGAAATACCACACCTTATGCTGACTGGTTCTGCTGGTATAGGTAAAACCACCATAGCAAAAATACTATGTACTGAAATTAAATCTGATTTCATAATGATTAATGCCTCGGATGAACGTGGTATTGATACAATCCGAAATAAAGTAAAACAATTCGCATCAACTAAATCATTTTCTTCTGCGGGTAAAGTTATTATCCTAGATGAAGCAGATTCCATGACGCCTGAGGCTCAAAAAGCTATTCGTGGAGTATTTGAGGAATTTTATAGGAACTGTAGATTTATACTGACATGTAACTATAAAAATAAACTCATTGAACCTATACATTCCAGATGTTCTGTAATAGACTTTTCAATTACACCCTCAAATAAACCAGCATTAGCTCTTAAACTTCTTGACCGTATCGAGTATATACTAACCACGGAATCTGTTAAGTATGATAAAGAGGTTCTGGTTCACCTCATTATGAAATTCTTTCCAGATTTCAGAAGACTTATTAATGAACTTCAAAGGTATTCTAGTTCTGGTGGAATAAACTCTGGTATTTTGTCTGTGAATTCAATTCGAATTAATGAACTCGTTGGGTTTCTTTCGAGGAAGGAATTTACTAATGTTAGAAAATGGGTTGTAGATAATATTGATAATGAGAGTGATGCTATCTACAGATCGGTTTATGATTCCCTCTATGATTATTTAAAACCTGGATCTATTCCAGAAGCCGTTGTTATCATAGCTGAATATCAATATAAGTCTGCATTTGTTGCTGATCCTGAGATTAATATTCTTGCAGCTCTAACAGAAATTATGCTTAGGTGTGAATTCAAATGAAATTAAAGTTATCAGATTGGCTTAATTCTATCAATTTCGGGAAGAACGATTTAATTGAGAATATAGATAACTATAGCCCTTTTATTATTAATAAGGCCATGTCTGGATATATTGATACCTTATTTTTTGCCAACGAGTTAAATAGATTCCATTTTCTTGATAAAGATATTCAATATAAATATTATTTGAAGGTGATTAAAAAGAAGAGACGATATGCACCGTGGCTAAAATCTACGAAGGATGATAATATTTCTGCAATAAAAGAATATTATAATTATTCTGATAAAAAGGCTAAGGCTGTACTTGATTTGTTATCTATTGATCATCTCAGTGAAATCAAAAAATCCTTATACAAGGGTGGAACTTGATTTTATAAATATCAATATTTTATAACGGATTAAATATTATGAGTGACGTAGATTCATTATTAGAAATTTCTTTCGGACAAGCTGATGATTTTCTAAAAATTAAAGAGACATTGACAAGGATTGGTGTGGCATCTCGAAAAGATAATAAACTTTATCAGTCTTGCCATATCCTTCATAAACAAAATAAATATTACCTTGTTCATTTTAAGGAATTATTTAAACTTGATGGTAAACCTACTGATATATCCGATAACGATCTCGAAAGAAGAAATGCTATCGCTAAATTATTATCAGATTGGGGTCTCTTGAAAGTTAAATATGAACTGGGAAATTTAGCACCAATGAACCAGATAAAGGTTATTTCCCATAAAGATAAAGGTAATTGGGAATTAATAGCGAAATATAACATAGGAGGAATTAAATGAGCGTTGAGATTTTAAGATTGAGAAGTGGTGAAGATATTTTATGTGATGTTATTACCGAGGTTGATGGTAAATATGTGGTGGAAAACCCCGCTGTGGTTATGCCGGTTGGTAGAAATGATGATGGTGCAATGCAAATGGCATTATCTCCGTGGATGCCGTATTCAACAAATACAGAATTCACAATTCCTGAAGATTTTGTTGTAACCTCAGCCAGCCCAACAGAAGATATCCTTTCTTCTTATTCGAGTATGTATTCTAAAATATACGCACCAAAATCACAAATTCTATCATAAAGTTTACAATTCCCCGAATTTAATATATAATATTATTATGATCTGCAAATTGAGGGTTCTTCATGAGTTGTTTTTATACAAATACCATTCAACAGAATGGGATGATTTATACTAGAGGTTATGATTCTGGTAAACAATATTTCCGAAAAATAAGATACAAACCATCTCTTTGGATTGAGGGAGAGGGATTATATAAAGATCTGAGTGGGGAAAAGACTTTAATAAAAAAAGAATTTAAAACCATTAAGAAATCCCGGGAGTATTTTAATCAATTCAAAGATGTATTCCCTGTATATGGGGATTTCCCAAATCAGTACAAATATATAGCTGAGAACTGGGAAGATGATATCGAATTTAATGCCGAAGATATCAGGGTACTCAATTTCG